CCTCTATTCCCTATTGTAAAATCAATTAATCCGCTATTCAAATAAAGCCCTGTCAAATTATTTATACCAGAACCACTTATGATAAAGGTGGAGCCACTCGGACCCTCAAGAGGATCTATCCCAGAAATAAATGGGGCTTGAATTGTAGCTATTGTTAATGTGTCAGAACTTTGCACGGTCCTGTTTTCACTATCTTCTATAATTATTTGGCCATCTACAGTGCCGCTTGGCACAGTGATAAATATAAAATTGTTTCCAGATTGTAAAAATGAAAAAGATGTCTTTGTCGTGGAGCCCACTCCACTGAATTGAACATTGTGAGTGTTTTTTAAGGAAATTCCACTTATCAACAATTCTGTTACGCCGCCATATCCGGTAGTAGGAGTAAATCCACTGATCGTTGGTTGGTCAACCAAAAAATTAAAATAATTTCTAGATATTGAATTTCCTCCAGTTGCGATAACTTTAAATGGCCCATCAAAAAAGTCATAAGGAAGACTAAAATTGATACCAGTCTGATCAACAATATTATAAGAAGAGATGTATTTTGTGCCTAATTGCAACCCAGTCACGCCGTCAAACCTATCACCACTAATAACAATAGAGTCGCCTTGAGAGCCTGAAGTCGGATCAAACCCAGTTATTCTCGGTGTTAAATAATATCTAATTTGGTCGCCAGTAACGGCATTGACCGAATTGTTAATAATAAAGTTGGAGCCAGTTGTCCCCAAATCTGGCAGTCGAACATACAAAGTATGATTGCCGAGTCCAGATATTATATTGGCCACGCCACTTCTATCATTCAAATAAACCTCAGAAAAGGTATATAGGTTTTCTCCAGATATTGTAATTATTGAATTTTGCGCTCCAGTGATTGGCTCAAAACCACTGATAGATCCTGTTCCTAAAACTGTAAAACCATCTATTATTCTTCCATCACCATCTCTACCTGATACAATAATATCATAAAGTCCTTGATTCAATGAAGGAGCATTAAAGTGGATATATTTTCCATTTCCCGTGTCGTAGGTGAAATCCGTTACTGGATTTAAAGTGTCGCCAGAAAATGTTACAGAGTTGATATTAAAAATATTAGCTCCACTTATAGAAACGAGGTCGCCGGACGCCCCAGATGATGGAAACCAATTTATTAATGACGGAGCATCGTTTACGGTATTAAAAATTACAGATGATTTATTTATTGATGTGGCACTATAAACATAAAGATAACCACTCTGAGCTGAATTGGGAACAAATCCTGTTAATGTATATTGATCTACAATTTCAAAGCCGCCAGTATTTTGAATATTTCCAAATCCAATTTTATATTGCGACGACCCATTGCTTGTTTCTACTAAATTAGTTGAAAAGAAATTGAGGCCCGATATTTCTACAGCGATCCCAGAAAGCCCACTTGTGGGCGTCACTGATGTTAATATTGGCTGTGGGGTAAATTCTTTTGAGGATTCGTCAAACGTGCCGTTTTGTCCATAAACTGTCAGTAATCCTTTGGTATTGCCGGAATCTATCTGACCAGTAATTGTACTGTTATTTACAACTGCGAAAGACTTTAAATCTAAGTTATTTAATTTGACACCAGTTATTCCAGAAAAGGCGTTGCCGTAAATTGATATTAAATCACCGGAAGTTCCAGTTATTGGATTGAATCCAGTTATATTTGGGAACGGGGTAAAATATGAATAAGTTCCAGTTGTAGATCTTGATTGAGAGCCGACAGAAATTGATCCATAAGCTGCATTATTTGGTATTGTAGCAAGTATTAAATTTTTATTAACTACTGTAAAATTTCCAGTTACATTATCTGAGAATATAACAGAATCGACGCCATAAAAGTTTTGACCGCTAATTCTTACCGTTGTATTTACGACACCAGTATTCGGCTCAACATTAATTATGTTGATTTGGCTTACTGTTGATTTATCATCTACTTCTACAAAAAAACTCATTGATTTTCCTTTTTATGGTCTTAACTCTATTGGTCCTCGACTGACACCTGCTGGAGCAACGGCTCTTATAACAGTATCCGATCCTATTGTAAAGGTCGCCTCTTTTCTTGGTATCGTTTCCCCGTTAATACAAAAAAGCACTTTTTCAACATTTAATAAATTGCGGCCATAAATATTGAGTTGTTGTCCTGCGTAAATCGTTGACCTTGAAATAGATGTAATAATCGGGCGCTTTTTGGTATAATTTTGCTTTATTGTTAAACTGGTTTTTATTTCATTGCCAGCACTCGTTTCTATTGATCTATTCATTATTTTTCCATTGACAAAATAAACTTCACTCAATGAGCTAATTTCTGGATGTTGTAATGTTATTTGATAGTCGGCCCAAATTCCTTGTGGCGGCAAATTTCCAGTAATATGCGCCCCATTAATATTCATTGAAATTTCTTTGCTTTCAAAAAGAATTTTGCGCGGCTTTGTCTCTCCAATGATATACTGTGGGACAATGTTTTGATTAAAAGAGTATGAAACAGAATCAATGTCGTCTAACTCCCCAATGAAGTTCCTGTAACTGAAACGTCAGCAATGTTTAATATTTTGTAATCGGTGGCGGTGTTTTCTGAGGGAACGAAGTTTCCAGTTAAAGGTTCAAAGAATTTTAAATTGGCATTTACTGAAATTGGCTGATTTGGGTTTGCATTGAATGAATAACTTGTTAAATAACCACTTTGAAAATAAAGGCCGCCGAAATACCCAGAAATAGAACCTGTTTCAAGATGCACGTATTCTTTAATTGGATCACTACCAGTTAGCAAATAACTAACACTCAGAGAATTGTCATTTCCATTTACGGGTGCAAAATCATACGAATTCTTCTCACCCTCTCTAAAAACACCTTCAATTGGAGCGTTGAGTGAAAAATTAACACTATCAGCAAGTATGCTCTTATCATTAAACTTTAATTCTGCGTTTCTGAAGGTATATTGCATGTTTTTTTTAAAAATTAAAAGTATTTAATCAATGATAATTTATTGGCAAGAATATCGTTTATTTTAGCATCTACATTGGATTGTGCTATTTTCATTCCTGACAAATTGATGGTCATGTTAGTATAATCTCCAGTAAATGGCTTAACTCCAGTATCATATTCTGAATAGCCGACAATATTCAATGTCATAAAATCCAATCCAGAAGTATTGTTTACCAATAGTGATGTAAAAACATCTTCTCCAGAAAATTGAATTGGGGAATATGTATCTTGATCTATATCAATTCTTTCCGTTGCAGACATAAAAGAAACTTGCGCCGCCTCTTTTCGTCCCAATGTATACCTTGGAGAGAAATTCGCTTCAAAACTATAAGAAAGATTATAAATCGGCGCTTCAAAATAATCTGATTGGGTGTTAAAATATGTTGTCCATCCATGCGCTATGTCATTCTTATTTTTATAATCCCCACTGTAAGAATGGTTTGCAAAAGCATTGCCAGATGTATTGACAAAACTTTCATAAGTTGCATTAGCTCTGACAATATCATTTGGTCTAATTTGATAGGAGAGTGATTTTAATCTACAGTCAAAACCGGTTATTCCATTCACCTCTGTAGTTACTCCGGTATACAAATGGTTGGTCAGTTCTTTAATTCCATTCGCTATGTCAAAATTAGGATCTCCATTTACCAAAGGTGAGTAAGAAAATGAGAATTCATTGGTGATTGGGCCATTCGGGGTAATACTATGAGTTCCAATATTTCCTATTGAATAAACTGGGGTTAAAGAATTTTTAGAAGAAAATGATGCGCCGTCGGCCATTATACCCGTGCTTCCTCCAATAATAACATCTACATTATCCCAATATATCATAATATCTTACCTTATTATTTCAAACTTTCCATTGATTGGAACTTGGTTAAAGGTCGCTTTAATTACATTATTTTCGTCAAATTGATGGGAGTGGGTCCACTCTTTGCAAATCCATCTCAAAGGAGAAGAATAATTGTAGGTTGTATAAATATACTCAGGAGTAAAAATAAACTGCTCATATCCTTTGCGCCTATTTAGGAAATGTAAAATCGCTACAGCCTCTTTGTAACTTCTGTTGGAGAAGGTTAAATCCAAGTTTAAAAGAATATTATCGAAGTTTGCCTTACTTCTTTGTTCATAGCCGTCGCCATATTTTGTTTTCTTTACTTCGGTTTTGACGGAATATCGAGTGTTATAATCTGATTTCCAAAAGAAATGAGGGATTTTTTCACCATTAACCTCCAAAATTCCCGCAAATTTTACTTTATCTGTATAAAATGTTCCAGCAGCTCCACTTGAACCACTTGATCCAGACAATGAAGAATTGTGGTCAAAAGTAGCATAATAAAAGATATTTGAACCATCCGGTTCTTCAATTATATCATACTTCTTATAATTTTTATCATTTTCCCAGTTTGGAATTGCCATTTTGCCTTATACCTTATTGCTTTGTTATTAATTTTTACACCGTTGGGCCTATAATAATGTAAATAATAATATAGGCTTTAAGGTTAAATAATACGGTAAAAGGAAAAAGGAATGTCAGAAAAGATAACAAAAGAAGAATTTGTAGAGAGATCTGTAAAGAAACATGGCAATATATACGATTATTCAGATAGTCAGTATGTTAATATGAGGTCAAACGTGAAAATTGTATGTAAAATTCACGGAGAGTTTTTTCAAAATGCGATGGCACACATCAGGGGGAATGGATGTAAAAAATGCTCTTTTAAAAAAAGAACTATTGCAAACGATGATTTTATCAATAGATCTAATGAAATTCACAAAAATAAATTCAATTATGAATTAACTGTATACAAAAAATGCCATGATTACGTAACGATACTATGTCCAGAGCATGGCGCATTCCGCCAGAAGGCATTTAAACACCTTCAAGGACAGGGATGTAAAATCTGTAATAAGAAGTATTTAGATAATGACAAATTTATAAAAAGAGCCAAAAAAGTTCATGGGGATAAGTATGACTACTCTTTGGTTGATTATGTAAATTACTCAACAAAAATTAAGATACTTTGTCCGGATCACGGTGAGTTTTTTATGACTCCAAGTAATCATATAAAGGGAGTTAGGTGTCGGTTTTGTTCTGGAAAATTTTCAACAAAAGAGCGTTTTATTAAAGATGCCAAAAAAATTCACGATGATAAATACGACTATTCACCGGTTGAGTATAAAAGATGTAATGTAAAAGTTCAGATAATTTGCAAAAAGCACGGAATATTTGAGCAAACTCCAACTTGTCATTTAGCAGGGAGTGGGTGTTTAAAATGCGCCAGCTCTACTGGTGAAAATATGATAAGAAATTATTTGGAAAAAAATAATATAAATTTCAAGGAGCAAAAAACCTTCAAAACCTGTATAAATATAGAAACTAAACGTAGATTAAAATTTGATTTTTATCTTCCAAACTATAATCTCCTAATAGAATATGACGGAAAACAACATTTTGAACCTGTAAAGTATTTCGGAGGCAAAGATAAATTAAAAGATATAAAAACAAAAGATAACATTAAAAATGATTGGTGTAAAAATAATAACATAAAATTATTAAGAATCCCTTATTTTGACAAAAAGAATATAATAAACATTTTGAATAATGTTTTAAAATAAAATTATGATAACAAATACTTTCGGAAGGCAAGATAAAAGGGACGCATTTGTATTTTTGGGTGAAAATCTGTTGAGTGGAGTTCAATCTATTTCAACCTCATGGACTTCTAATAAGGAAAATATAAAGTTTTTGGGGATGCAGCAACAGGAAATTGTTGAGCATCCAATCGGCCCACAAATTGGGACCGTTAATATTTCAACTATAGCGGTTGGTCCTGATGTGTTATTGCAATATTCGGGGGAGCAGGGTGTTAATGGTTATATAATGCCAAAAAACGGAAGCGCTGAAGAAACATTGACTTTTCAAAGTGGTTATTTGACAAATTATGGAATGAGAGCCTCAATCGATAATCCAATTGAAATTAATGCAACTTTTTCTGTTTTGGGTGATTTTGGCCCAATTGGAAGTGGGGACGAACAAATTCTAAACGAATTAACAAACAATTCCAAAAATTTGTATAATACAGGAAATTACAAAATTATTGACCCTGGGTCTATAGAAATTTCTCTTGATGATTTCAATACAAATCGAGTGCAATCTATTGAATTAAATTATAATATCAATAGAAATAGCTTTTATATCCTTGGTAGCAGGATACCTAAATATACAGAAATTAACTATCCATTGGAAATAAATTTAGGACTGGATGTCGAAATTGACAATTACGACTTTTCAAGAATGCGCCAAACCCCCTATAAGGAGAAAATTGAAAATTTAACACTTAATCTAAAACAATATCAAACCCATGACACATTAATTAGTTACGCTTTTTCTGGAATGAGGTTGACCGCAGAAAGTTATTCAGCAACGACAGAGGGGAACATCATTGCTTCTGTTAATTACAGAACATTTTTGAAAAAATTAGATTCAAATTTACTGGCAAAACCAGCTATGCCGAATTATTCTCATTACAATGCTGGTAATATTAATACATCGGGGGTGGCAAATATTTTAAATACCGGATTGAATGATATTTATGATAATATTGGAGAAGATGAAGAGTATTGCTTTGAATGTTTAAGTGATTTGTATTGTGGGAGAGGGATTTGCACTCCGACACCATCAAATTCTGCGTCGCCGTCAAATTCAGCGTCGAATACACCAACTCCAAGTAATACCCCATCAAATACTCCTAGTAATACACCATCTAATACCCCGACGCAGACACCGACCCCTACGAGTAGCCCAGGCTCCAGCGTGACCCCAACCCCAAGCAACACTCCAACCCCGAGTAACACTCCTAGCGTTACGCCAACATCTAGTCAAACTCCGACGCCGAGCCCAACCCCGAGCAAGTCTCAACCGCTTTTATGTGATGATGGCAGCTATCCATCTATAGTAACCATAATAGTTAAATACGGAAATTTTTGCACAAGCACGGCATATAATCAGATAGTTATATCGCTTTTTAATACAGATGGAGTTTTATTGCAATCTTACGACCAAGATTCTATTACAATTTCAGAAGAAACGTCTATTTATTACAATATACCAACGTGTAAATGTATAGGAAAAGTCAAACTTAGTTATTTAGAACTTTGTAGTAATAATGGAAGTGTTAAAATTTTATCTCAAGAAAGTAACCAATACGAAGATTGCGTATATCATTTTGAATTTTCAGCAGGAAGTTAATTAAAAAACTATGAGTCAACCATCAATTTACGACATAGAATATTGGGGATCTAAAAGTTCATTCAAAAAAAATGAAATTGTAGAATATCCTAAAAACTCATTCATTTATTATTATGCCCTTAAAGACCACAATCGAGAAAGTAGTGACATAACATCATCATCATACGATACTACGAAATGGTCAAAAGGAGAAACAACCTTAAACAATGTAACCAAAAAGTATTTTATTTGGGAAGCGTCTTATGGCTCAACTTTAATTCAGTCGCCCAGATTAAAAATTGCAAGATTTGGTCTCAGCATCGAGCATCGATCCCAAGACGGAATCAACACCAATTTAAATAGCTACCAATTCAAATTTATGACGAGAGATTTGCTTGAAACAAATGCAATTATTCACTTTCTTCATGAAAGGAGTGGGGTTGAAGCGTTTATTTTTGAGCCGCCGAAACCTTTCAAGGCCAAAAAAATGTATACCTGCGAAGAATGGGAAGTAACATCATTAAAAAGAGAACACTTTGACATTACAGCTACATTCAATCAAGTTAAACCGGAACCCTATGAATTAATATTACAATAATAAAATGACTTTAACAAGAACGCAAGCACAAACATCCGTTAAGCAGGTTCAGGCTGAGTCCGCAAAACTACAGCCATCTCCAATATTAACATTTATAGAAATTGATCTTACTGATATTCTTTTCGAAGATGGCAAACTAGCATCTTTAACTGGCAATAACCTACAAGAGGAGCAAATTAAAATTTTTAGATTTCACAACAATATCAATCTAATTAACAGCAATATTGTTTTTCAAGGCAATACATATTACGCCCTTCCTATAATGATAGAAGGGTTGGAGATAACTGGCTCTGGAACTCTCCCAACTCCAACTTTAACATTAAGCACAATCGAGGAAGGGAGCGCCGCCTTATCTTTGTTAAAATGCCAAATTGCCAGCCTGAGAGACCTTGTCGGGGCCAAAGTTACAATAAAAAGAAC